AAGATACTTGAGATCAATGATTTCAGTAACAATACCTCCAACAGAATACTTTCTTAGTTGCTTTTGAAGATTCTGTTTGATGTCATTAGAGAGATAAACACCATTGTATGGTTTAATACTGATGAACACCTTACCATAGGCTGGTGGATCCAATTCTTCACCACCAAAAGCGGAAACTGATTCTGCTTCAGGATAAACCTGAGGAACAACTGCTTCATAATCAGCAGCTGTCACTGCTCTATTCTGTGATGCATAGATCTGTGGAGCGTATTTCCTAACAGAATCTGCACTCTCAATAGCTGCACCACCCTGAGCAGCAGAGTTAGTTGAGAGAAGAGATACTCCTCTGGTAACAACTCTATCTTCATTATCGAGAAGTCTTCCAGCATAAGTGAATGCTGAGATACCATTTGCATTTGCACCGTTACAAGTGATGTAATTTGCAGTCACATAATTAGGTTCTTGTAATGCCGTACCAAATACACCATCACCAAAAAGAAGCTCATATCTCTCTCCAGGAGACTCCTGAAGGTAGTAGACAGTGCTTGTAGGTGTCACACCCACCAACGAGTTGAATTGTTGATATGTGCGACTTACAGTGGACTGCTCTGACTCACGAACTATAACTTTAAGTCTGGATGTGTCAATTCCACTATTGGTTAGATAGTATCTTTGATTTGGATTACGGGAACTCACTGACCAGTTTTGAGTTACATAAGTTCCCTCATAGATGTTGACATTATTGAAGAAGGCAATCCCAGTTGATTCAACTGGAACTGTAATGTCATCAACGATAGAGAAGATGTAAGAGTTATTATTGAACTTCTTATTACTCAAAGCAACGATACCAGCCTTGAGTGTCAGTGTAACTGCATCAGTCCCAGATGCATCTACAGAGAAAGAGATATTAGCTACAGCCGATTTTCTTGACTTAGGAACGTACCCAATGTTCCTAGCCAGAGAAACCACATTCTCCCTTAGAGTTGCGCTATCAAGAAACACCTCATTCGTCACCATGTTGGCGTTGTATGAAGTGATGTAAGTGTTATAAGCGAGAGCGTCTACGATTGTTGAGAGGTTCGATCCCTCAAAATCATAATCAGTAAAGTTTGAGTTCGCCTTCAAGTAATCCTGAATGGACTGCTTGATCTGATCAAAGTTTACGTTGCTAAAATTAACTAACGGCATTTTACCTGTTGGGTTCTAAGGCAAAGGTGAGTTGTTGTACAGGTACATCAATACCAACGATGTAATATGAAACAGTGACATGAAACTCATAGGATTCATAGTCTGCTGAAACATCAACCTTATTCAGACGAACACGAGGTTCATAAGCATTGATGGTATATTCAATTTCAGACTTGATTGATTCAGCAGTCAACTGATCAAAGTTCTCAAACAATAATGCTGAGACATTCGAACCCACATCAGGTTGGAAAGGTTTCTCTCCAGGAACCGTTAGCACCAGATTCTTGAGAGCACGAGCAATCGCGTTCTCATTCTTCAGAGCAATCAAATCATCATTCAGAGGATTAATCTGAAAAGATGCACTAATATCTTTGAAACCCTGACTGGTTCTTTGTGCAGGTTGAATTGGCACAGAAGTACTTACAACAATTCAACCTTATTTAGAAGGCTAAAACTCGGTTAGAGGAATAGGTTCTGTACCATATTCCCAATCATCATAGTCTTCTTCGTTACGGATCTTCTCGTGAAGTTCGTTCTGATGGAAGAAGTCGTGTTTCTTGGGAGTGTGTTTGTCGTTAGCAATCTCACGAAGCATCTTCTGATGCATGTGGTTGCCTTCGTTATCTAAAAAGTCGTGCATGGTGCTTCCTGATTTACAATGAAATCAGAACTTTTTAAGGGGTTCCTATCCCTTTAGTAATTTATGTCCTTGTAGAGATTTGTTTTCTCTTCCTCAGTCTGCCAATAGTAATCATCTGTGTCACCAAGTCTTCCCCATCTTACACCACACTCCACCTGATACTCAATGGTCGAAACCTTAAAGTCAGGAACCAATGGTTCTTCAGGTGTGATGGACAGGTCATACAGTCTCATTCTGTTGTTAGGATACAGAGCAAACTGTCCATTATCCAACTCAACACAGTTATGTGACTTGTGCTCCTGTGGAATCTCAGAGACACTGTAATCAATCACATCTGGGTTTGCATGGTAATTATCAAGAGTGAACAGATACTGACCCTTGAGGAAACCATGATCACGAGAAAAGACTTCGGCATCCATTGAAGAGATGAATGCCTTATTCATACAAGTTACTCCATAATCCATACAGTTCCAGAACTGTAGGTTAGGAAGATCCAAGTCTGGATCTGGAGTCTCTGGACGACTTACAAACGCACTGATGGGCAGTTTGTCAAACATTGCTCCATACTTTGGAAGATAAGTTTCAAAGTAAAAAGCACGTCCAGGAATGGACTTTGCTGAGATCCAGACACCTTCTACAAACTCCCCATGCCCATCTTGATGATCACGAAGATATTCTTTACGAACCCAGACCTTTTGTGCGGGGAGATTGCAGATTAGATTCATCGTCCTTGGCCTCTGTACCTTTTCTTTGCCTTGTTACGGGAAGTCGCAGCATACTTTGTATTACGTCCACTGCCCTGTCGTGTATTCTTGGGGAGTGACTCCAGAACGTCAACTCCACCCTTACCTTTTGAGAACTTTGCCATTGATACCTCAGATTACACGAGTCTTTTCATGTCCCACACGAATGCGGGGATCACACCAGATTTCCATTCCTGCTTCAATTGCATCCAAACAGAAGGAAACGTCTTCGCCACACATATCCTGAACTGCACCAGATTCAAACACTTGCATCTTAGGAGCAAACCAAGGATACTTCATCTCAGGATGTTCAAAGACACCATTCTGAATCATGACCCAACCAAAACCAGTGTAGTCAACGGTGAATGGTTTCTTACGCTTACTGATACCATCAACCATCTCATGGTTCATGACACCACCATTATTACGGAAGTCATCCTCTTCCAACCAGTGAGCAACAGAAGTGGTTCTTCCATCCTCAGTTGAATACCAACCAGCACTGATAGGATGCATGTTCTCTTGAATGATCTCACCTTCTTCATCCACTGCATCAGCAGGGAAAGCAAGATCAGCAAGTTGCCAGAACTTCTCGGTGTTGAAGATGATGTCACTGTCAATCCACAGTTGCCAATCATACTTCAGTTTCCCATCCCAGGGAATCTGATCGGGACCACGAAGAACATTTGCACCCAGACACTTACAACGGGCAAAGTTCACCATGGAACTATAGTCTTGTGAGATCTGGATACTCATTTGGTTCTGTACCAGATCAAAGCACAGCTGAACAAAGTTCTTCATGAACGCATATGAACAACCACGTCCAGGAAGACAGAAGACAATGGCCTTCCCCTTCATTCTTGCTTTAATTGCATCATAGTCCCACTCGGGAACTTCTTTATTTGTGTTCGGCTTTGACGCCTTTACAGTAAACCCTTTGGCCATGAAATTTAATTCACTCCACTTCAGTTAAAATTATAACGCCTTATTTAGAGACTCTCTAATGGCGTCCTTACCCCATGAAACCTGAAACACAATACACTGTGCCTGAAGAAACTCTTGATGCAAACGACGGAAGGTACCTGCCCATTCAGAAAAGTCCAACGTTGCCTGGAGTTCCTCCAGTGCCTCATCACTCATCTTCTCCAGAACATTTCGAAGTTTCATCCGAGCCTGGTGTTGTTCTGGAGTATCTTTGGTCTCATCCTCACCAAAGGATACCATATTCATCAAGTCTTCCATAATGTCTTTACGGGTTGATTTTTTCGGGGTTTTTCCGCGGGGTTTTCTCTAAGGTTCATAAAGTTCTATACCACCCACTGAGACCCCTCGTTGCACTTCGGACCCTGTGGGACCCCTAGGAACCCCTCGGCGACCCTCACGGACCATCTCAGGTACACCAACCCCCTTGAAGTTCTCCATAAGACTCAGAGTTCCACCTCCAAGAACAATCATGAACAGAAAGAGGAAAACAGGGGAAAACTTAGAGAATCCTTTGAGAATTAATCTTGCAAAGGCTCGAACGAATACAAGAAGAAACCCAACCTTCAGAACTCTCCCCTCATCCCAGTATCTCTGATTACCAGAGATTTTGGGAGAACTGGGAGTCTTCTGTGACTTCCTTGAAGAAATTACTTGTTTCATCTGAGTTGCTGTGGATTCCTCAGAGTTCCACTTCACTTTGTTCTTTTCCATATACTCACAATAACACAGACGGTCCCCTACGGGGAGTCCTGCGGACCTTTTGTAATAGAAATTTACTTCGGTGGGACCTCAGGGATAAAAATCCCCTGGGGAAAAATTTCTAATACCCTGGGCATAGATTTTCGAAATAATATGGGGGAATTATTTTTAGGGCGTCTGGGGACCTTTGTAGGTTAGGAAAGTTCGAATTTCCTTAAGGGGGGTTCTTTCTTATACCTTATAATCCCACTACGCCCGATCGACCCTATAACATAAAACCCCAAATATACTGTCAATTCGTTATACTGTGTAGCATCCAGTAAGCATAAAGAAAGGACACCGAAGTGTCCCTGTGTTTCTTATACTTAGATCAGAAATCGAACACGTCAGAGTTAATCTGAACTGCGTTCACTTTCGGATCATTCCACTTCACACTGTCGCCAGTTTTAGTGGAACCATAGTTCTCATAGAGACACTTTACAAAGGTTTCGTAATCACCACACTCTTGTGCAAGTTCATACAAACCTTCTTCATTGTTGATCCACAGAGCAACATTCCAGGTCTCATAATTCGTCCACCCGTTATAAGTGGTGTCGGTGAGATTAGTTTGAAAAGTGGTAGTCATTTGTGATTGGTTAGGTTATCTTACTGAAGGGACAATGCTTAGGAGTTTCTATCACATACCCAGTGCACTCATTGTTGTACGAACACAGGTAGTATACTCAGGTTGGCCACCACCAACTGCTTCAACATATTCTGCACATTGGTCAGTGATTTGATCGACAGTTTGAGTAACTGGAGCTTTGCGAACTTGAGGAGTCTGATAGTATTGATCCCTCACCCAAAGTGCAGTGGGGATGATAAGAGCAACGATGAGAAGACCAGTAGGATCGAATTTCATTTGTGTGGTTTGGTTTCTTACATCATAGAGGCAATGCAGAGGCA